AGCGTGAGAGGTTGGTTCAGCCGACAATGGGTATATGGAGGGGAGCAGGTTTGACTGATGTGCTGTACGGAACTGATTGGAGACAATATCACATAGATGAAGACCAGTCTACTTTGTCAAGACATGGTAGGAAAGAAGATAATAGAGCCTTTGCTAAGTCAGACGCTAACTTAGCAACACTTACCAATCCTGATATTATTCGTAAAGATATAGCCAAAGAAGTACCCATCTTACAACCGATGCATCGTATCTTTGAACTAGGCGACCTTGAACACTTGCGTGGTTTTACAGGAGACTGGATAGTATCTGTTATGCCAGAAGGCGAAAGAGGCTTTGTCAAGAAAGAGGATGATGAAGTTACTTCGACTAATTTTACTTTATCAGATGAAGATAAAGATAATTTTAAGAAAGTAACTGATAATGATTATCATTTAGATGTGTTCAAAACCGAAGAGGGCTACTATATTTTTGATGTTCTCAAGTATGACGACAAAGAAGTACACGATGTACCAATAGATGACCGAATCAAAATACTTAGAGGTGGTTTGGAAGGTGTTGAGAATGTACATGTTCCGAGCGCTAGTGATACAAGACTTACAGACGATGCTGGCCTCAAAGTCACAGTAGAGGATTTGCAGAAAGAAAATGAGAAGTTGTTACTTCGTGATGCTAAGTCTACTTACATGGCTGGTGAACTTCGACACCCTAAGTGGGTGCTGCTCAGTCCGGGCAACGATGTCGTGCTTAGAGTATTAGAGAGAAGAGGTAACGGTCCTTACACCTATCGATTGGGTACTGGTCCAGTTACTAAAGACGAAGAGTTAGGTGACAGGGCTGTAGAGGCTGACGGAGAAGTCTACATGGATGTCGGCGCTGCATTTGACAGTGATGAAAAGTACAACGAGGGTGACCATGTTAGAGTCAATGTTAGTAATGTAGGCGAATCAGAAACAGCCGAAGGACAGAAGTTGTTTACCGTAACTGGCTCTAAGATTGAAGAAGAGGCTGAGGGAGAAGGACTTGTTAGTCAAGAAACTCTGGGATTACTTGCTAAAGCAGAAGATTCCCAGTGGCTATGTGAAGTCTATAGAGCAGGTGGTGGAATTAGAGTAACTATGCCACAAGGTGATGTAGTATACAAGTGTACACAGTCTGGTCAGTCTTGGACAGCACACAGTCCTTTGGCTTCTAACGGTTATCTGATTCGTATGTCTGAAAGTCAAAGACCTTACTGGGCACCAGTTGCTGGTGCTTTGCTCAAGGCTAATGTACAGATAGCAGCACCTGTTGAAGAACAGGAAGACAAGGCCGAAGTTCATGAGACAGAAGGTGACGGTAAGCCACTTATTCCCCCTAAGAAAATACCAGACGCTGAGTGGTGGGCTAAGCAACAGAAAGACAAAGTGTTAGTTAAGGGTCTACAGTTAGTAGAGAAGTTACTCAAGAGTGGAGTGGGTGCAGTAGGTCAGTCAAGTACTGGTACTATGGGGCTCGGTATTGATTACGCTACCCCTATAGAATCACCTATGGGGCCTACAAACTTACATGACAAGAAGACTATGCCAGATTATGATGTAAGAGATATGGAAGAAGATTCTTCTATAGATGAAGATACTGAGGAAAAGAAAGAGTCTAAACACATGACTGTACCCACAGAAGAGGGCGTATTAGAAATAACAGAGGACTCTGCTGTATTCCGTACTTAGTTAAATAGTATGAGTGGTGTCTATAGAAACAATGACAGCCAGTTCCATGCTGAGAACCTCCCCGGTTAATCATGGTGGTAGCATTAATTTAATCAAGGCAGATAATGACTTGGTAATTGCTGGATATGCATCTGTAGAGATGGTAGATAAGCAAGGTGACCTGATTACTAGAGGTGCATTGAAGAACGCTTTTGGCGACTTTATGAAAGCAGATGGTTACCGAAATGTACAACTCGCTCACTCTAACATACAAGTTGGAGAAGTGATTCCACAATACACTGACACTGATGGTCGTGTTTGGAAATCCGGTGTCGATGATGCTGGTATGTTCGTAGTCATTCAACTACGAGATGATATAGAAAAGGCAAGAGAAGTTGCCAAAGAGATTCGCAAAGGAGCCCTTAGAGGTTTCAGTATTGGAGGACAAGCATTCAAGAGAATGCGAAAGAGTGATGCCAGTCATGGCGATTACACTGAAATTTCCAAACTGGAACTACATGAGGTTACTATTTGTGAGAAAGGTATAAACCCGGAGGCGACATTCCGTATATTGAAGGAGGATACTGATATGACAGAAACAGATGCAATGACTGAATTGTCAAGTGTATTAGACAGATTGAATGGCCGCCTTGACGCAATGGAAAAGGGCGAGAAGGGCGAGATGCCAGCAGGTCTTAAAGAACACTTGGATGACAAGAAAGACGAAAAAGACGAAAAAGACGAGGCGAAAGAAATGGCCGATAAAGACGAAGAAGAAAAGATGTACGGTGCTGAGCACAAAGAAGACATGGCAAAAGGAGAATATTCCGATGTCATTTCTAGTGAATACTTGAACTGGATGGAAAACACCCTAAAATCACAAGGTGTTGACATCGGTGGCGCAAGAAACCATTTCGATAATGTCTCTAAAGCCAACCTAGGTAGCACACCAGAAGCAATTGGTGACGGTGCTGACTACTTTGCTGGACAAGTTAAGGGAAGAGCCCAAGAAGGCGGAAACCCATCAACTGGTGCAGTCGGTAAACTTGGCAGCAGTGGCGGCGCAGTAGCAAAAGGCTACTTGCACCCAAGCACTGTTTCTTCTACTGATGTAGAAGCAGCCTATGAAGTATACAAAGCAGCGGCTCTTGAAGAACAATTCAAGAACAACCTAAGCGGAGTATTCGCTGACAGACTAAACAAAGAACTTACCTCAGAAGCACAAGCAAGAGAAGCCGCTTCCTTTGACGCAAGAACACCTCTTGCTAACATCGAAAAGGCTCTATCTGACTTGAGTTCAAGAATAGACGGAATCTCCACTGCTGCTCCAGAAGCAACAATTCGTAAGAGCAGTGACATGTCCAGAGTTGAAATACCATCAGCCGAGGAACTTAACTCAATGAGTTGGGATGAGGTACACAGATTAGCAGGGAGCGTCTGGAACTAGATAAGGAGGAATATATATGGCAAGAAATTATATGAGAACAGTAAATGATATGGAGCGTTATTATTATGGCGCTGGGCAAAGTATGGGATATTCCTACAGTGGTTCTGAACTACTAAAGGCAGATGCACCTATGCTTTCCACTACAGCAGGAACATACCAAGCAATATACGGTAGAAAAGTATGGAGTCAATTGAACCAAGAGTTCAACGCATTCTCTATCCTACCTAAGAAACCTTGGGACAGAAGTGGATGGAGAGTAGTAACTTCTAAACCATCTGCTACTGTAAGCGGTGGAATAGCAGAGAACGGTACTCTACCTGACACACAAAAACCAACTTTCCAAAATGTTGCAGCAAAGCCAAAGACCGTTGCTCACTCATTCGATATGTCTGAGACAGCAATCTTCCTTAACGACAAGGATGACGGACTTGGCGACATTCGCTCAGTATTGAAAGAAGAAATGGGTAAGCACCACGCAGAGATGATTAACGGTATGCTACTAACTGATGTCGACACACCAGCAGGTAACAACATCGAATCACTTGACCGTGTTACTACTGGTTCATGCACAGCATCTGGAGACGCTGCTGACACAATGGACTTTGATGGAGCAAGTGGAGATTACGGTGGTGCTGCTGATGCAGACATCTATTCAATTGATGCAATTAACGACAGAGGAACCACAGGTTGGGCTAGAGCAGAAGTAAGTACTTCTGGTGTAAAGGGAACTAACAGAACCCTAAGCCTAGACCACTTTGATGAAATGTTTAGAAAAATCTGGGTCCGTGGTGGCAATCCAAAGGTTATGCTAACCGGATACGATACTTTGATGAGACTTCAACAACTACTACAAAGTCAACAAAGATTCATGGAAGAGAAGCGTGTTGTACCAACTTACAACGGTGTAAAGGGTGTACCGGGTATGGAAGCAGGATTTATCGTTGCTACCTACAACGGAGTACCAATTATTCCTTCCAAGGATGTAGAAGCAGATGGTATCAGCAGAGTTTACATGCTAGACACTGATTACTTGTACTACAGTACTGCAAAACCAACTCAATACTTTGAGTCTGGAATTGAAACTGGAGACCCATTCGCCATTAACCGCCTCGGTCAAGAGGGACTTTACCGAACAATGGGTGAAGTATGGACAACTTTCTTTGGAGGTCAAGGCTCGATAAGAGACTTGAAGTGAGGATTAATGGAGAAAAAAATAATAGGAGATGATTAATTATGACAGCAATAACATTAACAAAGAAAGCAGGAGACGCAGGTGTATACAGTAACTTATTTGAATTAGATTTGTACGCAGGTTCTTTAAACTCAGAAACAGGTTGGCTTGATGGAAATGCAGGCGGTTCTTATCCGGGTACATTAGCAGGTTTTAACGCCGCTAACACCGATGGAAAAGCAGCAGCGGGACTTAAACTAGCATGTTTTCAAGTAACTACAGTAATGGCAACTGGTGACATCGCAACAATTGGCGGTGGAGCAAGTAAGATACACGCAGTAATTTGTGGTGCAAACAGTGGAGCAGCAGGTTGTGGGGCAGTAATTAGTACTGAAACTAATGCTGATGACTCACTGACATTCACAACAAACGGTACACCAGTAGTTCCGATGAATCTTTGGGTAATCTGTTCTTGAGGTGAGGAAACTTGCCCAAGATAGTATTTCTTGGACCTGACACTTACCGAAGAATACCCGGCCAAAAAGAAATGGCGGGTAG